ACTATTTGGTGCTCTTCTTATATTAAATTCTATATTAATTTTTACTTGATTTGACTCGTTTCTCCTTTCCACCTCTATGTTTCTTAACTCGACAAAAGGAAGCCATCTTTCAAATACATCTACAATATTATTTTCTATTTGTATTGTTAAATCTTCGGTCATCGGTTCAAATAAAAGATTTCTTAAGTTCATCCCCAAGTTTGGTTGAAACATTCTTTCACCTTGATTGGTTTGTAAAAGAAGTTTGATGTTATTTTTTATTGAATCTACAGTTGTCTTTGTAGTTTTAAAATACCCATCACCATTTGGAACTCTACCAAAAGGAAAGTCGATTCCCACAGACACTCTTGCATCTTGGTCTTCTACAAATCTGTCTTTTCTTCTATCAAGTATTGGCATTATGAATCACTACCTTTTTTAATATTTTTTAATTTAACTTTACTATTCATAGACTCAAGTCCACTTGCAGGATTATCAACTGCCTGATTATTCTCGTCTACCTTTACGGTTACTATAGGTACAGCTGCAGGTGTAGATGGAACTCCTACTTGAGAAGCATTTAACTTTGTAATAGTAAATGTTTGAGCCTGAATAAACTCTACAATAGCATTACTCAAGTCTTGTGCTAAAGTATCTAACTTTCCACCATCGTTAAATTCATAATTTTCACCAGGATTACTTGGTTCAACATTCTTTTTTAAAGCATTAAATATGTCTGTTTTAAGCCCCATTCTTAAACTTTGCCTTTTCTTCTACTTTTTGCATCACTTCTGAATAATTTTTGTTAAGAGCATTTGCCAGATGTTCAGGTAATCCTTGAGTATTTTCTGTCACAGACTGAACTTGAGGTTCTTCATTTATTTTTTTCCAATCATCATTTGCTGCTGTTTCAGCAAGAATATCATTTAATATCGCATCTTTAGTCAATGCAGTATTGGTTGATGGTAATGTCGGAGTCGGAACTCGTGACTGAGTATTTGTTTTTTCAGTCGGAGACGAGTTAAGTTGTGCTCCTTTATCTTCTACTATACTATTAGATCTACTACTAACTAACACTTCATCTAACT